AATTGCATCAATTTACGATTTCTTTTTAATATTTCCAAGTTATTTTCAAATAAATCGTAAGCTTTTGTTTTCTTTGGTTGCTCTTTGATAAATTCTAATAAAGATTCAGTAGTTTGAACTACCTCTTCAGTTAATATTGGAAAGTTTTTTATAATTGTTTTTAATCCTAATCCGGGTAAACCATTTAAATTATCAGATTTATCACCGTCAATCATTCTGAAATTGACAAAGTTATGTGGGTGGATTCCGAACTCTTCTACCACTTCTGGTATATTATAGATTTTCTTTTTAGATGGTGAATAAACACTTACATCTTTATTTACCAATTGTAAGAAATCTTTATCGGAACTCATTATCACAACCTTCTCATCTTCCTTCTTTAATTGAGTAGTGATGTAAGCAATAACATCATCGGCTTCGATTCCATCATAAATCATAATGGATACTGGTAAAGAAGAAAGTAATTCACCTAATCCGACCATTTGCCGTCTCATAGATTGACTTTCTTCTTCTGGATTCATTTCAACAGATGCAGCACGATTCAATCTCATTTTGATTTTGTTGTTGCCTCTATCTGCTTTATAACCAGAGTATATATCTTGTCTGCTTTTGTTACCACCTTTACCATCAAATACAATGATACATCGGGTAGGATTGATTGTACGGATTGCGTAGCCGATACTTTTTAAAGTACCGACTATGCCTCCAATGTGGTCTCCATTATCGTTAAGATTTGGAGCAGTTGACCAAGAACGAATGAAGGTATTAAGACCATCAATAATTAATGTTTTGGAGTTACGATGTAAATCACCAAATTCATTATGTTCTTTATCTATTTGTTTTAGTATATCTAAATACCTTTTGTTAATCTGACTCATTGCCTTCATCCGTTGTTATTTCAACTTCCTCTGATGCTGATGTTTTATATTGTAAAATAGTTGCTTCGCAGATTCTACGATAGATTTGGTCTTTTAAAGACTCATCCTGTAAAATAGATACAAAGTCTTTTGATTGGAATTTGATTTCCTCTCCTGATTCAATATCAGTATATGTGTACCAAGCACCGGCTTGTTTTACTAATTTTTGGTCTTTCATAACTGAAATCCACCCACCATAGTTATCAATACCTCTATCAAAGAAAATATCAAAATCTGCGTGTCTCAAAGGAGGTCCCATTCTGTTTTTGATAACCTGACAACGAACCTTAATACCTACGATTCTATCTCCTGCTTTCAATTGTCCCATATTCTTCAATCTCAATCTAACAGATGCGTGGAATGCAAGTGCTTTTCCACCCGATGTTGTCCACGGGTCTCCAAACATTGCGTTCATTTTCTGTCTTAATTGGTTTGTGAATACTAATGCAATAGATTGTCTACCAATCATATTGGTAATCTTTCTCATTGCTTTTGAAATGATGATTGCCTTATCAGTTGCGTAACCGTCTTTATCATAATCAGCTTCCATCTCTTTCTTTGAAGATGCTGCTGCTACTGAATCTACTACGATTGTAACTAATCTATCCTTATCACCCTTACGAACTTGCTCAATAATTGTTTCACAAGCTTCAAAAATACCCTCAACGGTATCTACTGAAACATAAAGGAGTTTGGAAATATCCACTCCAATTGCTTCTAAAAATTCTCTACTAACTGCGGTTTCGGTATCAATCAGAACTGCAACACCACCTTTACGTTGTGCTTCAGCTAATAAATGGGCAGAGAGCAGAGATTTTCCACTCTGCTCTAAACCCGTTATTTCTGTTATTCTACCAACTGGCAATCCACCATAAGGTCTGTTTGAGATTGCAACATCTAACATTGCATTTCCCGTTGATAACCAATCTTTGACGTTTGTCGGTGCATCCGAACTATCATCGTCTAAGAAATAGGCAATCTTCCCATCCTTATTTTGTTTGTTTAGAGAATCGGCAAGTAAACTTGCTAAATCATCTTCTCTTTTTGCCATTTGTAACTAATTTTAGTTGTTAAATAAATCGTCAAATGCCGAAGTAACATCATCTTTTGTTGTTACCGATGCTTTTGGTGCAGGTGTGATAGGAAGTTCATCATCCCAAGGTAGTGTATCTACTACTGGTTTTGATTCTACTCCACCACCCAAATCATGTGATACCGATGGTTTTGGCTTTGGTGCTTCTAATTCAGCAACAACCTCATCACTATCACCGTTAGCTCCTGCAGTTGGGTTTAACCAATTTTCTAATACTGATTTTAATTCTGCGTAAGATAATTCAGAATACAATTCCGTAATATCTTTTTGTGCGTTCAATAATTCAGTTACTGCTTCTGCTTCTGGTAAGATTTTAGATACCGCAGGTTTAACTCTGATTGTAGTTGTTGGGTATGCTGCATTTGATTCCTCAGCAGATACTACTTCTAATACAATATCACGTCCTGTGTGTGGGTCTGTAATATCACCGTAATCAGGGTCTGCAATGTATCCTAAGATGTCCTGATAAACAGTTTTACCAAATCCCCAAAACTTAACTCCTTCACTTTCCTTACCTCTTACGATTACAGGTGCGAATGTTCTTAATTTTGGCTCCATCTTCTTACCTGCTTTCCAATCGTCTGTATCACCTGTACGTTTAAGTTTTTCTGCAAACTCTACGATTGGGTCAGGTCTACCAAATGAAATTGGAGATAGATAAGTTTTGTTGTTAATATTGTAGTGAAAATACAATTCAATAAAAGGATTGTCCTTATTAAATTTGTAAGGTACTAAACGGATTTGAGATTTTCCGTTTGCCGGTTTCCAAATTGAATCCGACTTCTTTGTGTTTGTTTGAAGAGAGCTAAATCTCTTTAATGCTAATGAAATGTCCATTGCTTTTTTAAATTTTAAGTGTTAATAAATTGTTTTAAATTTTAAGGTTATATCGCGATTACCTATATCTAAATATAACCTTTTTACATTTTGTTGTATAAAGATACAACATTTTTTTTACTTTTCCAAGCTTTATTTTGCCCAATAAAAAACCTTTATTTTGCCCATTTTCCTCTACTCACTAATTGAGCAATTACGGAATATATAGATAGGTCTTGGTAAGTATCTTCAACTGATTCTCCAACTTCATCTGGTTGACCCATAACTACCAATTGTTTTAATCTGTTGATTTTATCATTTTGTCTGAACCACAATCCAGTCAAAGATAGTTTAATATCTTCTTTGGTTTGTAATGGTGTTCCTACTGAAATGTTACCAGGTCCGTAGTTTCTTTGTTTTTTACAAAATGTATCATACATCTCGTTTAAAATAACTTTGAATTCCTCACAAGTTTGTGGATACACTTCTTCGCAATATTCAATTGCCGATTGTTCTAGTTTGGTTTCTGTCATAACTTATTTTTTAATACCCCATTTTTTTTCTAACATAGTATAATACCTCTGTGTTTTGTTTCCGTTATACAGAAAATACACAATGTGGATGTCTAACCACAATTCAATCTTTTTTAGTAACTGTTTCATCTTTTTTATTTATTTTGTTTTTAAGTTTTATTGCTAATGCGCACAATTCGTATTCTTCGTTTTCTTCCAAAATTTTTATATTATCATCCAACAAACCATCAAATTCATTACTTCTAATTGATAATGCTATAACAAGAATTCCTTTTACAATTATTTCTGCAAAATCTATCTTTTTTCTTTTGTTTATTACGGCATAATTTATTGCATGAATTATTGCTTTGGCAATTTCAATTTGATGTTTTTCAAATAGTTCGTTTGGATTATCTTCCGAAATCTGTAATGGGACGAATTTTTCTGCTTTCATTAATACAAATATACGGAAAATATTTTACTTTTCCAAATTATCTATATTAATTGCTTTAAAAACTTTTGTAGGAATTTTTTTGTATCCGTTTGGAGATGTTGTGATAATACAGTTTTTGTATTCATCCCACTCTAACTGATAAGTATTATCTAACATACCACCTGTTTTCGATTTAACCACTTCGTTAAGTGCGTTGATAGTGTAGATTGTATTGGATTGTTTTTTTCTATGAACTAAAATTGTTTTCCACACAGATGGAATAGCCAAAGAACCCTTTTCTACATTAAATGTAATATAAAGTTCTCCCAAATTTGTTTTACTCTCTAATACAAAAACGTTTGGATTTGTAAGTATATATTGGTTTAGAACGAATTCTAATGATTTATCTAGTTCTTCTTTTGTGGTAAAAAGACATAATAACTGTGTATTCATCTATTATTAGTTTATTAACTTTAAGGATAAATATAAAATTACAAACTAAAAACGATTTTATTTACTACTTTTTCTACTATCTACTTTTGAAGCAACGCATTCTCTTAAACCTTTACCCAATTTTTTTTCAACTTTTTTACTTTCACCAGATGTTCTCCAACTATCTTCTGCCAATGAAACCGTTCCGTTTGGACTCGTAATTTCAATAAATCCAGTAGTTGCGTTGATTTTACATTGCTTTAATAAGTGTTTATTTAATTGAGCTCTTCCTTCTTCCGATTCAATATCTCCTTTAAATCCACTTAATTCTGCTAAACACCCTCTAAAATCACCAGGAACACTATCTCTAATACCAGTTACTGCTGCTAAATTACCATCATAATTTTCAACCATTAAATCAAAGTGCATTGAATGAACTACGGTTGCAATATATGCTTCGGTGTGAGGACCATTATTTCCATCTTTATCTGGGAATCCTCTTTCTTTATCTGCTTGGCCAATTTGATTTACCATATCACTATGAACCGCTGCAACTAAATCTTTTTCATCGTTTTTGTTCTTAACTGCCAATGATACCGATTCTGAATTTAAGTCTATATCAGGATATTTTTGTTTCATTTTTGTAACCTGAGCAAACTCACCAACTTTTGTAAGAACTTTACCAAATGGTTTATAACCAACAGTTTTACCTTTTGCTTCTTCCGATTTCATATATTGTTGAGTTGCCGAAAGAAGTTCTGCGGTTGATACTTTTTGTAAATCTATACCGTTTTCTTGTGCAAATTTATTAAACCCTACATGTTGTCTTAAAGCATCCGTATATGGTTTCATTTCTTCAGTTTCACTGAGTTTAACAAAATTTTCATCAATCTTCATAGATGCAAATGCTCTGTTGGTTGCCTGTTTACCATCTTTACATCTTTCAATTCCATCTTTTGCAAAAGTTACTACTGCTTCGGATACTTCTGGACCAAACTGTTTTATGATACTACCCAACATATATTCAGGAGTAGTGTTTGCCCACATATCATTTAATTCATTTGCCTTTTTATTTGTAATATGTAATATGGTAGTTCTATCATTTTTATCTTTACCAATTACCATAGTATCGTGAAATCCTAATTTATCAAATGCTTTGATTTCTTTTTCGTAATGTTTAATATCATCTGCATTCCCAGATTTTTTTGCTTCTTCGTATTTATCTTGTAAATGTGCACGGATTGCCTCATCATGTCCACCTATTGCCGGATTTGATTGAATTACATGAAATGGTTTTGATTCATCTATATTACTATTGTTTCTAATTGCATGCAAAGTGGCGTGTGCTCCATCAAAACTAGCATCTGCCCAATCTCTAAATGTTTTTGGGTCTTTTCTAAGTCCTTTATTACCACCTTTAAACCACAAAGATTCAGGGTTAGCTTCTAATCTTTTTAATTGTAAATCACCCCATACTTTTCTTTGTGCAAGATAATCAACTGCTTCTTCCGGAGAAACTCCTAATTGTTTAGAAACTTCACCAATTTTTCTTTTATTATCTTTTGCTTTTGCAAGAATATTTTGTTTTTCAACTTCAATTGCTTCTGCATTTTCTTCTTTAAAATTGGAAAATCCATTTTCTTTAAATTTATTTGCACCACGTGTCAATGTTGATTCCCCCCAAGATGCAACTGCACCACCTGGACCCGCTATTCCGTTATCTCTTAAATCATTTGTTTCATCCGATGATTTAATAATTTCAGAATCATCACCATTATTTAACGATTGTCTAGTTGTTTCTTGGTCTTGGTTTAATTTTTTTTGTTTAGGTGTTTCTGGTTGAGATGCTACAGGTTCAGGTGTTGGTTCTGTACCTTTTTCAGCTGATGATTGGAAATCACTACCACTTAACTTTTGAGATTGTTTAGGTTCTGATTGTTTTGCAGGTTGAGCCGGGTCTGTGTGAGTTCCTGCTTTTAATGCATCTGCTTTTGCTTCTTTACTTCCAAAGTAAATCAACTTCCCACTCTCCTTAGACCTTGCCGCAAGTGCTCTATCTGGTTTGGTTGCTTCTTTAATATACTCAAACACAACAGATGCTCTATCTGTAAGTTGTTGTGCAGAATCTATACCTCTTTCTCTTAAAAGTTTTACCAATATTTGTTTGTGGGATTCGTTTGTTAAATCAACAATCCCTACCTTATAACTTAACTCCTCTAATATCTCGTCAAAATTTGGATACATAATTTAATTTATCTAAATGGATTCCATAAACCTCTCTTATCCACTTCTTTTTGTGTAGATGGTGCAACTTTTGCATTCTTTTGATGTGAATACTTCATTGGGTTATACGGTTCTAATTCGGATGTATTTACATTACCATCAGCATCAGTTTTAGTTTCACCTCTTTCATCTCCCATTCTTACGATACCAACTGTTTTTGTTCTCTTGTTATACACAACTGAATCTACACCCATATCGGATTTATCAGTTTTTGTTTTTTTTGAACTACTATTTCCACCAAATACCGATGTTCCTTTTACAGGTTCAGAAC